GGTCGCTCGGGTTGTGTACGGGTCTGGGAGGTCCTGGGGTTCCCGAGGAGGTGAGTGACGATGGCTGGTCGTGGACCGGCGCCGAAGGACCCGTCGCTGCGGGTTCGGCGCAACAAGGTAAGTGATCGTGGTCAGCCGGTGGAGGCATCGGGTGCTGGTTGGCAGCACGGGCCGGTGCCGGATCCGCCGGAGGGGTTGATGCCGGCGAGCGTGTCGGCGTGGGTGACGTGGATGGGTGCGTGGTTCGCGGCGTTCTGGTCGCCGGCTGATCTGCCGGGGTTGCGTCAACTGGTGCGCCTGTACGACCAGGTGGAGCGTGGCGAGTATCAGCGCGCGGGGGAGTTGCGGCTGCAGATGGACACGTACGGTGTGACGCCGAAGGGTCAGCAGGATCGCCGTTGGCGTGCCCCGCAGGCTGAGGCGAGTCAGGCCGCCGAGTCGGCTGGGGCGAAGTCTCGGTCGGGGCGGTATGGGCACTTGCAGTCGGTGGTGTGATGCCGTGGAAGCCGCAGCATCCTGACGATTTCCCGACGCTCGGGTGGGGTGTGCTTGATTGGTGGGCGGATCTGTTCCCGTCGCCGCGTGACCCGGCTGAGCCGCTCGTGTTGACGGATTCGCAGGCTCGGGGGGTGTTGGAGTGGTTCCGGTTGGATCCGTTGACGGGTCGCCGGGTGTATCGGCGTGGCTATAGCCGCCGGTCGAAGGGTCGGGGGAAGTCGCCGATCGAGGCGGGGAAGGCTGTTGCCGAGTTCGCTGGGCCGGTGCGGTTTGGTGGGTGGGATGCTGCCGGGCAGCCGGTGGGTGTGCCGTGGGGTGGTCCGGGTGATCCGTTGCCGTGGGTGCAGGTTGCTGCGGTGTCGGAGGGTCAGACGGACAACACGTGGTCGGTGGTGTACTACTTCTTGACCGAGAACGACGGCGAGTTGGCCGAGGCGTTGCGGGTCGATGCCGGGTTGACGCGGTGCTTTCTGCGGGACAAGCCGGGGGCGAAGTTGGAGCCGGTGACAGCGTCGGCGGGTAGCCGCGAGGGGCAGCCGATCACGTACGGCGTGCTCGACGAAACTCACCTGTGGACGCCACGCAATGGTGGGGTGAAGTTGGCGCGGACGATCCGCCGAAACGTCGCGAAGATGGGCGGGGCGTCGTTCGAGACGACGAACAGTTTCATCCCTGGTGAAGGGTCGGTGGCTGAGGGGTCGCATCGTTCGGTGCAGGCCGGTACGGCTGGCGTGTACGTCGATGATCGTGAGGCCCCACGTGAGGTCGGCGGGGTGCCGGTGACGTTGGATGCCCCCGATGGGGTGTTGCGGGCGGCGCTGGCCGAGGCGTACGAGGATGCCTGGTGGGTGGATCTGGACCGGCTGGTGCAGGAGATCCGCGACCCGGAAACGAAGTGGCGGGACTCGGAGCGGTTCTTCCTCAACTGGAACACGAAGGGCGGCGGGCTCGCCGTCGACGGGGAGCAGTGGGCGAAGCTCGCTGACCCGGGTCGGGTGGTGGCCGGGTTGGAGCGGGTCGGGTTGGGGTTCGACGGGTCGATCTCGGATGACACGACCGGCCTGGTCGGCTGCACCGCTGACGGGTTCTTGTGGGTGGCCGGCTGTTGGGAGCGGCCCAGGTTCGATGATGGCCGCCCTGACCGGGGGTGGACGGTGCCACGGTTGGAGGTTGGGTCGTCGGTCCGGTCGGCGTTCTCTGCGTGGACGGTGGGCCGCATGTTCGGGGACCCGCCCCGGTGGGCGACCGAGTTGGAGTCGTGGGCGGCCGAGTTCGGCGACGAGACGGTGCTGGCGTTCGATACGAACCAGCGGTCCAGGTTCGCTCGGGCGGTGGACCGGTTCTTGACGGCCGTGCGTTCCGGGACGCTCAGTCACGCTGATGACGAGCGGTTGACGGGTCACGTGTTGGCGGCGGCGTTGGAGAAGGTCCGGTCGGCTGCCGATGAGGCGGATGGGCGGACGATGTACGTGCTCGTGAAACCGGAGGATGGCCGCAAGATCGATCTTGCGGTGGCGGCGGTGCTGGCCTACGAGGCGGCGATGACGATGCCCGTGGTTGAGCCCGTTGAGTTCTTCGTGTACTGAGGAGGTCCACTGTGAATCGTGACGTGGTGACCTCTGTTGTCGAGGTCGTGTCTGCCGGGCTGATCGTGGCCGGTGCCGTGATGTTGGTGGCGGCTGTCGGGCTGATCGTGGCCGGCGGGTTCGGGTTGCTGTTCGCGTGGCGGTTGAGCCGATGAGCGTCCTGTTCCGCCGCCCACCGCGCGATGTGGCCCGTGCCGGGCAGCCGGCGTTCACGTTCAACGACTGGGTTCGGATCGCTGGCGGCTCGTCGTCGATCTCGCAGTCGTCGGTGCAGAGCATCGAGCAGGCGTTGACGTCGTCGGTGGTGTGGCGGTGCGCGATGAAGAACGCGGCGACCGTGTCGACGTTCCCGGTGCATACCAAGCGCGACCGGAAGACGATTCCTGATCCGCAGGTCGTTGCTGATCCGGCCGGCGATGGGACGCTGCGTTCGTCGTGGGTGTTCGCCGTGACCGTGTCGATGTACCTGGCTGGTGGGGCGTCAGGGTTCGTGCGGACCGCTGAGGGTGGGACGCGTCCGATCGGGCTACACCTGTTGCACCCGGACCGGGCCGAGTGGACGCAGCGTGACGGGTGGACGGTCGACGGGAAGCCTGAGGAGTTGTGGCCGGTCGGCAAGCTGTGGCACTGCCCGATGTACGTCCTGCCCGGGTCGCCGAAGGGCCTGAACCCGTTGCAGTACGCCCGCCGGTCCCTGTTTCCCGGCATGGCCGCCCTGGACTTCGGTGGGAACTTCTTCCGTGACGGCGCGCACCCGACCTCGATCATCGCCCCAGAACGTGATCCTGGCACCGAGGGAGCGAAGGCGTTGAAGGCGCGGGTCATGGAGGCGGTGTCCGGGTCGAACCGTGAGCCGATCGTGTTGCCGCAGTCGGTGAAGTGGACGCAGATGCAGGTCAACCCGGAGGACTCGCAGTTCATCGAGCTGATGCGGCTCACTGACGAGCAGGTGTGCCGGTACATGGGCACCCCACCCGAGGAGGTCGGGATCGCCCCTGGCGGGTCGTCGCTGACGTACGCGAATCGTGAGCAACGCAAGCAGGACTATCTGCAGGAGTTGTTGATGCCGATGCGTCGGATCGAGGAGGCGTGGTCGTCGCTGATCGCCCGCCCGCAGGTCGTCAAGCTCAACCCGGCCGGGCTGCTGCAGGCGGACCTCTTGGCCCGGTACCAGTCGTACAAGACCGCCGCCGACATCAACGCGTTGACCGGCGAAGTGTTCCTGTCCGTGGCCGAGATGCGAGAACTCGAAGACCGGCCCCCCAACCAACCCACGGAGGCGACCGATGCCTGAGGCGTTGACTGACATCCTGTTCCGAGGCCGATTCGACCGCGCCGTCGACCTTCGCACCGACTCCGCGGACGCGGCCGAAAGTGACGGCACCACCATGTTCGGGTACTTCTCGGTGTTCGACAACTGGTACCGGATCGACTCGTGGATGGAAGGCCTGTTCATCGAACGCACCGTCAAGGGGGCGTTCCGCAAGACGATCCGCGAGAACCGCGACACGGTGAAGGTCGCGTACGATCACGGATACGACTTCCAGGTCGGCGACAAGCCACTCGGCCCGATCGAGGAACTCCGCGAGAAGGACGAGGGCCCCTACTACGAGGTCCCGCTGCTGGACACCGACTACAACCGGAATTTCGTGCTCCCCGCGTTGCAGGGTCGCACGATGGACGGCCGGATGTTCGGCAGTCTGCTCGGGTCGTCGTTCAGGTTCAAGGTCACCCGCGACGAGTGGGTGATGGAGCCGAAGAAGTCCGACTACAACCCTGACGGGATCCCTGAGCGGACCATCCGTGAGATTCGCCTGTACGAGTTCGGGCCGGTCGTCTACCCCGCGAACCCTGCCGCCACCGCGGCGGTGCGCGGGCTGACCGACTGGTACCACGACCGCCACCGCGAACGCGCCGAGCGTTCCGGTCGCCCCACTTCGCCGCTGCCCGCCGGTCCGTCCACCGGCAGCGACCACGCCACCGCGCCGCCCGACGAAGGGCACCCGGAGGTCAACCCCAACCGTTCCGCCACCGCCTACCTGGCGATGGCCTCCAGCCTCCGAAGGAGCTGACCCATGTTCATCGAACTGCTCCGCAAGAAGATTGCGGACCTCACCCTCCAGCGCGACGCCGCGGTCGACAAGATTGACGCGTTCGCTGCCGCCCTGCTCGACGAGAAGCGCGACGCCACCGACGCCGAGAACACCGAAATGGTGACCCTGCGTGACCAGGCCAAGACCCTCACCGGCGAGATCTCCGACCTTCGGGCCGACCTCGACGAGCGTCTCCAGATCGACGCGGCCCGCAAGGCGTCCGCCAAGTTCGACGCCCCGGCGATTACCGGCCGCGCCGGCGGCGGCGACAACCCGTACGACATCGAGCTTCGGTCCGCGCCGCGCACCCCCGAGGTCCGCCGCGACATCGAATCCCGCGCCCTGCGAGCCATCGAGATCGAGGACGACCTGTCCGACGACAACAAGGCCCACGTCGAGCGGATGCTGCGCAACAAGCGCATCAACCGCGGCGGCGCCCTCGCCCGGCACATCCTGACGACCGGCCGGCCCGAGTACCGCGACGCGTTCATCGAGCTGTCGCTGCGTGCCCAGCCGATCCTCACCGCCGAGCAGGCCGACGCCGTCAAGGAGATCCGCGGACTGCAGATCACCACCGACGCCTCCGGCGGCTACCTGATGCCGTTCACGCTCGACCCGACGATCATCCTCACCAACAACGGTGTCGTCAATCCGATCCGTCAGTTGGCGACGGTGAACTCGGTCGCCACCGACAACTGGCAGGGCATCACCTCCGCCGGGGTCACCGCGTCGTACGACGCTGAGGAGTCCGAGGTGTCGGACGACACCCCGACGCTGGCTCAGCCGTCGATCGCCATCCACCAGGGGCAGGCGTTCGTCCCGTTCTCGGTGCAGGCCGAAGACGACTTCGCGTCGCTGTCGTCCGATCTCGCCGACGCGTTCGCCGACGCCAAGGACCGGCTGGAACTGAACGCGTTCACGCTGGGCACCGGCGCCGGCCAGCCGTTCGGGCTCATCACCGAGGCCACCGTCGTGGCAACGACGACCGCAGACACGTTCGTCCGGGGTGACGTCTACAAGCTGCAGCAGGCCGTGGCCCCCCGCCACCGCCGCAATGGCGTGTGGATGGCCAACCTGAACGTCCTGAACCTGATCGCCGAGTTCGATACCGGCTCGGGCTCCGTGCACCGGCTGCTCACCGACGGCCCCGTCGGGGTCGGCGCATCTGGCCAGATTCGGCTGCAGGCCGCCTACGAGAACTCGGAGATGGACGGTGTCATCGACGCCGCCGCGTCGAACAAGATCCTCGCGTACGGCGACTTCAAGAAGTACCGGATCCATGACCGCATCGGGATGACCGTCGAACTGGTCCCGTACCTGTTCGGCGCCAACCGTCGCCCGACCGGCCAGCGCGGCTGGTACTCCCGGTTCCGTCACGGTGCCCGGCTGATCGACGCCGCCGCGGTCAAGGTCCTCGACGCCTGATCCTTGGCAGGAGCGCCCCTGGTGGGGACACCACCCTGGTGACGTCGTTCGATCCGACGCGCTCCACCCACCACCCCCGAAAGACAAGGGAGGCCAACGTGGCACATGTCCGTTGCATCACCACCGTCCACCTGCCCGACAACGTGACCATCGGCGAAGGCTCGATCCTCAACGACGACGACCCCGTCGTGAAGCGCTACGGGCACTTCTTCGAGCCCCTCGACGCCACCGCCCGCCGAGACACCGCAGTCCTCGACGCCACCGCCCGCCCCGGCGTCCGGCGCGGCCGGAAGTAGCAGCCGGTGCAGGTCGCCGACCAGCGCGCCGTCGCGGGCGCACCATTCACGCTCACCTGGCAACTGGTCGGGGCCGACGGTGAACCCGTCGACCCTGGCACGGTGCTGGTGACCGTCCGTGGCTCCGACGGCACCGCTGTCGTCACCGGTCAGGCGACCACCGGCACCGGGACCGGGCCACGCCAGTATGTGTTGACGGCGGCGCAGACCCACCAGATTGATGTGCTGTCGGTCGACTGGACGGTCGGTGGGGACGTGTACGCCTCTCACCTGGTCGATGTGGTGGGCCGCCTGTGGTTCACGAACGCCGAACTGCGTGCCGCGGAGGCTGCCATGTCGGCGGCGGTCAACTTCACGCCGGCGATGATCGCGGTGGCACGTGAGCAGGTGGAGTCGAAGATCGAGCAGTGGTGCGGGCAGGCGTTCGTGCCCCGGTTCGCTGTCGAGACGTTCGCGGCGACGTCGGGCCCGTTGCTGGCGTCGGTGCCGACGGTGCGGCGGGTGCGGTGGGCCGAGTTCTTGGCCGATGATGGCACGGTCCTGTCCACCCTGACACCGGCGGAGTGCGCGGCGGTCCCGGGATCGGATGACACGACGATCACCCGCAGTGGCGGCTGGTCGACTGGGGCGAGGGTGAGGGTCGGCTACGAACACGGCCAGAATGTCCCCCCACCTGGGCTGAAGGCTGCTGCGATGCGCTTGTGTCGTGAGGTGCTCGCCAAGGGCAAGGGTGGCGGGTTGCCGGAGAACGCGATCAGCTACTCGTCGTCGGAGCTTGGCTGGTCCGCGGTGCTGGTCACCCCCGGTGTGAGGGGTGCGCACACGACGATCCCTGAGGTGAATGAACAGATCGACGCGAACACGTTCAGCGTGCCGGGGATCGCGTGAACGGCTCGGCTACGTTCACCGGTCTGACCGCCCTGGCCGACATGCTGGCCGGGCTGGACTGGCCGGCGCTCGCCGAGTCGTCCGGGGTTGGGGTGTGGATCGGTGACCCTGACGACGGCGATCATGCCGGCGCGGGGATGACCGAGTCGGTGGTGGTGGTGTCGCAGCCCGAGTCACCGGAGCAGGAGTGGGCGACGATGGGCGACTTCGCCCGCTACGAGCAGTTCGCTGCGCTGGTGGTGGTCACGTCGCTGATCCCCGGTCGGACGTGCCGCGAGGTGATCTGCCGGTTGCAGGAGTTGACCCTGGTCGTCGAGAGCGCCATCCGCGAGGCCGCGCCGCTGCTGGCCAACCCGCTATCTGGCGGACCGGTCGCCGACATGGCCGCCGCCGGCCTGTGGGCCATCGGCCTCAACTCGCCCGCATGGTCCGTGCAGCCCACCCAGGAGGGCTACGGCGGGCGTGCGGTCATCCGTGTCGGGTTCAAGGCCCGCATCTAGCGAAGGAGGCCCCTCATGAGGGTCACGTATCGCGGTCCGCACACCGATGGTGTGGTGACCGAGTGGGGCCTGGCCGTGCCAGGCGAATCGATCGAGGTCCCCGACGGGACCGATCTCGGAGGCGACTTCGAGACCGACGCGCCGGCGAAGCCGGCCAAGAAGAAGGAGAGTGACTGATGCCGACCGCATCCGGAATTGACGGACAGGTGATGTACGCCACCGAGTCCGTGTACGGCACCCCAGTGGCCGTCACCCGTGGGATCCCTCACGTCGACTACAGCGTGACGGAGAAGGTCGCGGCGATCGAGTCGAAGTCGGTGACCCCCGGCAAGCGGACTCCGATGGTCGCCGGTCGTGGCCAGAAGTGGGTTGAGGCCAGCATGTCGTACGAGCTAGCGCCGCAGGGCCTCGGGTTCTGGGCGGTGCCGATGCTGGGCGCGGTGTCGACGTCGGGCGCCGGCCCGTACGTGCACACGATCACGCCCGGTGACACCGAGAGGGAGAAGTCGCGGACCCTCGAGCTGCATGTGCCGTCGGTTGGCACGTCGGAGGCGTGGAAGGTCGCTGGCGCGTTCTTGACGAAGGCGTCGTTGGGGTGCAAGGTCGGTGAGATCGCCACCGTCAAGACCGACCTGTACGGCAAGGCTGTGACCAGGGCCGCGCCGACGGCGTTCTCGGACCCGGCTGGCTGGCAGCCGTTCACCTTCGCGAACCTGGCTGTCACGATGGACGCGGCGGCGACCGCGTTCGATGAGTTGTCGATCGACATCGAGACCGGTCTACAGACTGGCCGGTTCGTGTTCGACGGCACCGGTCTGGCCCGCGCCGCGAAGGTTGTCGACTTCCTGAAGGTGTCCGGGTCGCTGTCGGGTGAGTACATCGACTCGGCGTACGTCACCAAGTACCTGTCCGGGGCGACGGCCGAGCTGGTCGCGACGTTCGACGCGGGGGCGTCGGCGAAGCTGGTGATCTCGGCGACGATTCAGTTCGGTGAGTCGAAGCCGGAGGTGAAGACGGGGGCGATCACCCGGACGCAGGTGCCGTGGATGATGGTCCGTGGGTCGTCGGAGACCGACGCCCAGGCGATCACGATGACCCTCACGAACTCCGACTCGACCCCGTGACCATGATGGCTGAGCGTGATGTCGAGGTCGCCTTCGTCGGCGACGCCGTGACGGCCACGTCGGAGGTCGACTTCCTGGCCAGGCTCCACCGCGCGGCAACAGCGAAGCTCGACTCGATCGACCGTGCCTGCCTACGCGAGTCGGACCCGGACAAGCTCGCCGGCCTGTTCGCGATGCGGCTCGTCATCCTGCGTGAACGCGCCGCGGTCGAGGCTGAGCAATCGGGACGCGGTGCCTAGCCAGATCCGCGTCGAGGGCCTGAAGGAGCTGCGACGGTCCCTCAAGGCGGTCGGTGACGTCGAGGGCTCTCGGGAGTACCGGCTCGCTGGCAAGACCACCGCCGAGACGATCGTGATCCCTGGTGCTCGTGCTCGGGCGGCGGGGATTTCACATCATCGCACCGGCCGTTCGGCGATGTTCGAGAAGGCGGCCGGAGATCTGCGCCCGGCGACTCTGGCGGTTGGGGCCGGTGTCCGGATGGGCCGCGGGTTCCCGGGGGCGCTCGGCTCCGAGTGGGGATCGAACGCCTTCACCCAGTTCAACAAGCCGAATCGTGGCGGCTACTTCCTGTGGCCAACGATCGTCGAGGAGACCCCTCGGATCTTGGAGACGTACGAGCAAGCCATCGACAAGTTGTGGGACCGGAGGTGAGCCGTGGGAAGCGTTCGTGACATTCTCATCCGGTTCCTCGGCGACGCGTCCGGGCTCAAGGGTGCGACCAGGGACGCTGAGGGCGGTGTCCGGTCGTTCTCGGACCGGCTGGATCTGCTCGGCAAGAAGGTCGGTGCTGCTGAGGGTGTCGGCGGGAAGTTGAAGGCGGGCTGGTCGGGGCTCGGTGACGTGTTCGGCGGCACCGCCGGCAAGGCTGCGATCGCTACCGCCGGTGTTGGCGCGCTCGCCGTGGTCGCCGGGAAGGCGGTCACCGAGTTCGAGGACGCCACGGTGGAGGTCGGTAAGTTCCGCGACGCCACCGGCACCACCTCCGAGGAAGCGTCCCGGTTCGTTGAGGTGTTCGGCGATCTCGGGGTCGGCGCGGAGGCTGGCGCGACGGCGATCGGGCGGATGGAGAAGGTGCTCGGCCAGAACGCTCACGCGTTCGACGAGTACGGCGTCTCGGTGGTGCGCGCCAAGGACGGCACGCTCGACGCTCAGGCGACCTTCTTGAACGCTGTCGATGCGTTGGACCGGATTCAGGACCCGGCGAAGCGTGCTGCTGCCGGGGCCGACATCTTCGGCAGGGGCTGGCAGGGGATGGCCGAGATCATCGGCTCGGGCGCGCCCGCACTGAAGACCGCGTTGGAGTCGGTGCAGCCGTCGAAGATCTTCACGGACGCCGACATCCAGGCGGGCCGTGACGTCCGAGACGCCTTCGACAAGCTCGCCGACGCCGGTTCGGGGCTGCTGTTGACCCTCGGCAAGGCGCTCGCCCCCGTGGTCGCCGAGCTTGCGCCGATCCTCGCTGACGTAGTCGACGCCGCCGGGCCGCTCGTGGAGACGTTGGGGACTGCGCTCGCTGGCGCGTTCAAGGTTCTCGCGCCCGTCATCTCGGCTGTGACGACCGTGCTGAAGCCGCTCATCGAGGGGCTCGGCGCGATCGGCAAAGCGGTCGAGGATGTCGTCGGTGGGATCGATGAATTCTTCACCGACATGCCCGACGGCGCTGTCGCCGAGGGCGCGTTCGACGGGCTCGCCGACAAGGTGAAGGCGCTCAAGACCGCCGAGGAGCAGGCCGCGGCGAGCGACGCCTACGAGAGGGCGATCGAGGCGAAGTCGCTGGCGCTCAAGAAGGAGGCCGACGCCGCTCTCGCTGCCGCCCGCGCCCAGGAGGAGCTGCTGTCCGCGGAGATGTCGACGATCGACACGTCGTTCCGCCTGGCTGACGCCACCGATCAGGTGGCGGCGGCGGCCGCCCGCTACAACGAGGAGGGTGGGGCGACGGCGGCCGGCGCCCGTGATGTTGGCGAAGCGATGTGGTCTCAGGCGCAGGCGGTCCTGGCGAACAAGCAAGCGTTGGCCGAGGCCGCGGGGCAGACGTTGGACGCCGGCCAGAAGCAGCAGATCTTGCGGGATGCGTTGTCCGAGTCGGCCGCGAAGTTCCCACAGTTCGCTGAGCAGGCGCGCGAGATGGCGTCCGCGTTGGACGGGATCCCGGACGGTAAGTCGGTTGACGTGTCCGCGGATGGCGCGGCCGCGGCCGCCGCGGGACTCGATGAGGTCGGTGCGGCTCAGTCGAGGATCGCGTCGACGACGTCGATCTCGACCGAGGTCCGGAATCAGGCGTTGACGTGGGGGCTGCTTGAGGCGGTCCGGTTGAAGGGTGTCGAGGTCGACCAGTTGGCCCCGACGGTTAGCGTGTCGGTGCAGGGGTACGCGACGGCGATCAGCCAGTTGCGGGAGATCGCTGCGGCAGCGGCCGCCGCGCAGTCGGCTGCTGCTCGGGCGGCGAGCGCGTCGGTGGCGTCGGCGCAGTCGGCGCAGGCGAAGATCAACCAGTTGCGGGCGGGGGCGATCATATGACGCTGGTGACGTTGCGTCCTGACAGCACCGTGTCGTCGTCCGGGCTCGCCGCGGGGAACCCGCACACGGCCCTGTCGGACAACGCTGACGGTACGACAGTCGGCGCGTCCGGTAGCTCGGCTGCCACCGCGACGATGACGCTCGGCACCTCGACCCTGCCTGCGGGGGCGGTGACCAAGAGCCTGACGGCCCGGCTTCGGGCGAAGGCGACGGGCCCGACACCGGGTGCGCACAAGATGCGGCTGACCAAGTCCGATGGGACGGTGCTGGTCGACTGGTACGACCAGTCGTGGGGGTCGTCGCTGGCCACCCGGTCGTCGTCGTCCGTGGCTTGGACCGGCACCCAGGCCGACATCGACGGGCTCAGGGCGTGGCTGCACGTCAACCCGAAGCAAACAAATCCGTACTCGATCGTGGCCGCTGAGGCCTACTGCGATCTGCGCTACGTCGCCCAGCCGACGGTGACGCTGGACTCGGCGGTGGTGACGCTGGACTCGTTGGCGGTCGGCTGGACGTACAGCCAGCCCGACAGCGATGGCGGAGCCCAGTCGCAGTGGGCGGTGCGTGTGTTCACGGCCGCCCAGTACGGTGCGGGCGGGTTCGACGCGTCGACGTCGGCGGCGCTCGCCGAGACGTCCGGGTCCGGGGCGACGAACACGGCGACGATCGCCGGGCTGCCGGACGGGACGCTCTACAAGGTGTATGTCCGTGTCGCCGACCTGGTGAACGGGGCCGCGTTGTGGTCGCCGTGGGTCGCGTCGTCGACGTTCTCGGTGACCACCACCCGCGCCCAGGTGTCGGCGGTGGCGCCGACCGCCCAACCGTCGACCGCGAGTGTGAGCGTGGCCGTTACCCGCGACACCGGGTTCGACGCGTGGACGGGTGTCGACGTCGAGCGGTTGTCCGGGGTGAACCTGGTCGAGTCGATTGGCGGGATGGAGGGGACGCCGGTCGCCGGTGTCGTCGGCGGATTCGTGTCCGGCCTGTGGAACACGCCGACGTCCTGCGTGTTCTCGGCGACCACGGCCGCTGGCCGCGGGCAGGTACAGCGGATTGTCGCCACGACGGTGGCCGACGCCGGCGGGTACATCGCCGCCGGAAACCGGCCGTGTGTCGCCGGTCAGCAGGTTGACATCATCGTCGACGTCAACTCGGCAGCCTGGGGGAATAACGCCCCATTCGTTGCTGCCCTGTTCGGCAACTCGGCGGGCGGGATCATCTCGATCCCGTTCGGGCGACCCATCCAGCCGGCAGGATGGTCGACGGCGGCCGTCAGCTTCACCGCGCCGGCTGGTGCCGTCACGGTCAACCCGCTGGTGGGTGTGATCGCCGCGGCCGGCACTGCCGGTGGTGCGGTGACGGTCGATCTGGATGCCCTGACGGTGATCGTCGGTGGGTTGTGGACGTCAGTTGCCGGGTCAAGGTTCGCGGCGGCGGGCAACTCGGCGACGATCACGGATCGGCTGGTAGTGCCGGACCGTCCCACCCTGTGGCGGGCGCGTGGCGTGAATGCTGCCGGTGCCGCCGGTGCCTGGGTGTACAGCACGGTCGCCAGCTACACGCCTACGTCGCTCTACCTGCGTGACGTCGCCGCACCGACGAACGAGATCTTGCTGTCCGGGTGGCAGCCCGACGGGTTCCCTGACGACCGGCGCGAAATCCCCACCGCCTCGCTGGACGTGATCGGCCGCACCGACCCGGTGGTCGTGTGGGACGTCCCCAAGTACCGGTCGGGCAGCTTCCGCGTCGACGTCGCCTCGCTCGCCGAATCGGACGCGCTCACCGCGCTACTGGACGGCCGAACCCTGATGATCTTGCAGCCGGCGATCCTCGGGCCGTCGATGCTGATCCAGCCGACCGGGTGGACACGTGAGCGGACCGCCGAACAGATCGCCACCGAGGGCCGCTACGTGACCGTCGACTACATCCAGGTCGGCTGATGCTGCCGGTACCCGCCTGGTGGGCTGCGGCGGTCACCCAACCGCACCGGGTCGTCACCCGGGTCGACGTCCTCTACGGTGGCGACACCATCGCCTCCGACCTGGCCGTCACCGCCGGCACGGTGACGATGAACCGTGGGTCGCAGATCCGTGGCCGCATCGACCTCACCCTCGCGGAGCCGCTACTGCTGCCGAACGACGCGTCGGATCCGCTCGCCCCGTTCGGCGCAGAGCTGGTCGTGCAACGCGGCATCCGGCTACCGGACGGGACGGAGTGGCTGGTCCCGTGGGGTGTGTTCGGCATACAAACCAGCCGGGCTGACCGGCGGACGAAGGTGACCGACCTGTCCGGCCTCGACCGGTTCCAGGCTGTCGCCGACGCCGGTCTCGACAGCGAGCTGGCGATCGCGGCCGGGACGAACACGGTCACCGCGATCCAGACGCTGCTCCTCGCGGCGCTGCCGTCGCTCACGTTCAGGGCGGTCGAGACGACGATCACGACACCGGCGATCGTGATCCCGGTCGACGCCGACCCGGTGGTCAAGGCGATCGAGTTGGCCCAGTCGTGTGGCTGCGAGGTGTACATGGCCCACGACGGTGTGTGCGAGATCGCGGTGGAGCCGGTCGCGGATGACCCGGTAGCGGTGATCTCCGAAGGCGCTGGCGGGGTCCTTGTCGACTTGGCCGTCAGCCTCGACCGTGCCGACGCGGTGAACCAGGTGACGGTCACCGGCAACAACTCGTCCAACGCCGCCAAGGTCCAAGGGGTGGCGACCGACACGAACCCGTTGTCGCCGACCGCGTGGGATGGCCCGTTCGGCCGGAAACCGCTCCGGGTGTCGTCGACGCTTGCCGCGTCGAACGCGGGGGCGCTCGCCGAAGCGCAGGCCCGGCTCGCCCGATCCTCAGGGGTGCCGATGCAGATCGAGTTTCAGGCGGTCCCGAATCCCGCCTTGGTGTGTTCCGACGCGGTCACGCTCGTCGCCACCGACCTGGTGAACGCGGTGCATGTCCTCGACGAGATCGTGATGCCGCTCGCCGCTGACGGTGGCGCGGTCAGATGCCGGACACGGAAGGTGCTGGTCGGATCATGAGCGATCCCGTGATCGGCTGGCTGGTTGACCGGATCAGCGTCCTCGAGCGGCAGGCGAACGCGACCGTGTTCCGCACCGGAACCGTCAAGCAGGCGAGCCCGCTGCTCGTCCAGCTGGATGACGACGTGAGTACCACGGGCCAGCCGGCGGCCAAGACGGTCACGGTCGGTGCGCTCACCGCCAACCAGCGAGTACTCGTCCAGGTCGGCGGTGGCGTCGACCGTCTCGTTGTCGCCCGACTCACCTGACCCCAACCCGATCCCCCCCAACCATTGAGGAGGCCGTCATGGTCGACCCCGAGTACGAGCTGACCGACGACGGCGAGGACTACGCCGTCGGTGACATCGAAGATGTGGAGGGCTGATGGGCTCGATCTGGCTGCGTGAACTCGACGTGTGGCTCAAGGATGCCGGGCTGGACTGTGAGGGCTGGCCGGGATGGCAGACCCGCTCCCGGTCGTCCGGCGGGTTCAACGGGGTGCGGGGGATCGTGATCCACCACACCGCCGGGTCGTCAAGGACCCCTGATCGGGACACCTGCCGGTACCTGTACGAGCGCGCTGATACCCGTCCGATCGGCAACGTGTTCTTGGCCCGCGATGGCAAGGTGTGGATCGGTGCCGCTGGCGCGGCGAACTGTCAAGGCAAGGGCGGGCCGGTCATGACATCGACGGGCACCGTGCCGCGCGATGACGGGAACCGGTGGATGTTCGCGGTCGAGGCTGGCAACAACGGTGTCGGCGAGGTGTGGCCGCAAGCCCAACTGGACGCCTACGTGACCCTGGTGGCCACCCTGTGCCGACGGCTCGGCCTCGATCCGATGCAGGACATCTTCACCCACAACTCGTGGTGCCAACCAAGCTGCCCGAACCGCAAGATCGACCCGGCCGGCCCCACCCCGTCGCATCCGACGCTTGGCACGGCCGGGCTGGACAGGTACGGGCGGCCGGTGATTTGGCGGCATGACGCGTTCCGGGCGCTGGTGGTGGCCGAGATGGCCCGCACCGAGGTTGTCCCGGAGGCGACGTTGCAGCTTGGGTCGCAGGGCCCGTCAACGTGGCGGCTGGTCGAGATCATGGATGCCTGGGGTTGGCGCAAGCAGGCCCGCCCGAACGACGGCAAGTTCCTGGCCTCCGAGATCGACGCGGTGAAGGTGATGCAGGCGGCGTTGGGCGCGCCGGTGACCGGCGTGTACGACGATCCCACCGAGGCCGCCTACCGGGCGTTCGGTGACTTCCTCGCCGCGCTCGGCACGCCGCAGCCGGGGGCGGCGTGATGCTGGCGATTGCGTCGGCGGACTGGCCGGGTGTGCTGCTCGGTGTCGCCGCGATCCTGCTGACGATCATGGTCGGCTGGGGTGTGTGGTCGGTGCGCCGCAAGATCACCGCGATCTCGGCCAAGGCCGGCCCGCTGGAGATGACCGTCGACCTTGAACGGAAGATGTCGGAGGTCCACGAGCAGATCACCGACCCGAACGGTGGGACAACGGTGCGCGGGGCGATCGAGGAGATCCGTGCCGCGGTGCACGCCAACCATGACCGGTTGCGGGGCGAGATGCTCCGCGGGTTCGCCGCGTCCGTGGAGGACCGCCGCAGCATCCACGCCGAGATCGGCGACATCAAGCATCGGGTGACCCGCATCGAGCGGCACCTGCACCTGGAAGGAGACCAGCTATGACCCGCTTCACCGGATTTCAGCGCGCCGCCCGCCGCGCTCTGGCCACGTTCGTGTTCGCGACGACCGGCCAGTTGATCGGGCTCCCGCTGCTCGACATGGACGTCGCCGCGTGGAAGCCGGTCGCCGCGGCTGGGCTCGGCGCGCTCGTCAACCTCGCCTACCGGTGGGCTGAGCCGATCGTGCGCGCCGACAACCCTGTCGACGTCAAGGGCTGACCGGTGACGACGGGCCCGTACCTCGATCAGTCATCGCAGACGTTGAACCTGCGGTGGACGCAGGGCGACCCCGTGTCTCTCGCCGCGGTGATCGTCGGTGGCGCAGACTGGGCCGGGACCTACACCGTCGAGTCGGAGACCGCCGGTGTCGCCGCCCTCGTCGCGGCGGTGACCGCCGGAACGATCACCGATCAGACCAGCGGAGCGTTCACCGCCGGGCCCGGGCCCGACGCCAAGCTCACGCTCACCCTCGGCGACTCGACCGGGGTCACAGCCGGCGTGTACGGGTGGCGGCTCCAGCAGACGGGCGGGCCAACGCGCCTGTCCGGCTCCGTGCACGTGGTGGCCTCGTGACCTGCCCGGTGACACTGGTCAACCAGCAGCCGCCCGTGGTGGTCCAGGTGCGCCGGCAGCCGATCCTGGTCACCCAGGTGCCTGGTGTCGGCCCGCCCGGCCCGCCAGCGTCGGACATGACTGTGACGGCCGCCTCTGCGCTCGGCGGGCATCGGGTTGTCACCCCGTCCGCTGGCGGCTGGGTGCACGCCGACACCGGTATCCCCGCCCATGCTCACGGCGCTGTCGCTGTCACGACCGGCGCGATCTCGGCCGGGCAGACCGGCCCTGTCCGCCAGTCCGGTGAGATCGTCGAGCCGTCCTGGTCGTGGACTCCTGGCGCGCCGGTGTTCTGCGGCCCGGCCGGTGTGCCGACACAGACCCCGCCGGCGGTCGGCTGGGTGCGAGTGATCGGTGTCGCGACATCGGCGACGTCGCTCGTCGTCGCACCCGAATCCCCCATCTCCCTCATCTAACCAAGGAGCATCTCATGGCCAAGTACATCGCCAACGTGTCCGGCACCCTCACCGAGGTGTCCGGGCTTGCGTCGTCGGCTGGCGCCGGTGACGCCGGCAAGATCCCCCAGCTGGATGCGGCCGGGAGGATCGATGCGTCGATGATGCCGGTCGGGATCGGCGCGGACACGGCCGCCATCACCGCCTCAGAGGCGTTGTCGGCTGGGGATCTGGTGAACGTGTGGAACTCGGGCGGGCCGAAGGTCCGCAAGGCTGACGCCACGACCGCCGGCAAACGCGCCCACGGGTTCGTGCTCGCCGCGGTCGCCAACGGCGCAACCGCAACCGTCTACTTCGAAGGCTCGAACACCGCCGTCACCGGGCTCACCGCCGGCGAACTGTTCCTCTCGACGACCGCTGGCGGGGTGGTGTCGGCCGCGCCGTCGGCTGCCGGACAGGTGGTCCAGCGTGTCGGCTGGGCAACCTCGCCAACGTCGTTGAACTTCCAGGCCGGCGAACCGATCACCCTCGCCTGATGCCGAAGGTTCTCGCGCTCGCCTCTGGTGTCGTCACCGAGGTCACCGTTGGCGGGCCGGTATCGGTCCCGTTCGGCTTCAACCAGACCAGGCTGGGTAGTGGCCTGCCGGGCCGGCTGCTGGGCGGGCTCGTGTCGGTCACCCCCACCTTGGAGTGGGTGTACGGCTGGCCGGTCGCAGCGAGCGAGGCGGTCACCTGGGATGCGTGGAAGTTGACGGTGTCGGCCGGGCAGGCGGGCGCGGTCGCGGCGTGCGCCCTGTACAGCGTCACCGACTTCCAGGCGTCGACGGTCGGGACGATGGTGTCCGGGTCGGACACGTCGGGGACGAGCCTGGCCACGGTCGGCTCGAAGGTGGCGACGCTCGCTGCGCCGCTCACCACCCCACCCGGCCTGTACATCGCCGCCGCGGTTGTGTCCGGGTCGGCGTCAGCGCCGACCGTGTACGGCCTCCAGTTCGAGGACGACGGCTGCAACGGGATTGACCTGGACAACTACAACCGGTTCGCTGGCTGGATCTTCGTTACGGGCGGCGCGACCACCTGCCCGTCGACGATCACCGTCAGTCACTACAACGTCACGAACACGTACACGTTCGCGACGATGCGGAGATCCTGATGACGACCGTGACGCAGACGACGACCGGCCCCACCGGGCTGGTGCTGTACGCCGAGACGTGGGACGACACGACCGGGGTCTACACCCGCACCGGGCAGGGGGCGACGACGCGGCCCCTGACCCCGGCCGAGACGGCGGCGCTCGCCACCCGCCGCATCGGAGAGGCTCGAGCCGCCCGCCAGACAGCGCTCGTCAACGCGATCGCCTGGCTCCACGCCCACGCCGACACCTACCGCACCGCCCCGCCCGCCACCCCCGGCAACGCCGTCTCGTACGTCGAGACACTCCGCCAGGACATGCCGGTGTTCATGGACGGACTCGCGGACCTGCTCGCACATCTGCTCACGGAAGGAGCACTCGACCGGCGGATGGCCCGACGATGAGCCGCTACCCGCGCACGCCGATCGCCACCAAGCCCACCCGTCGCAGATCGAGCTACCTGCTCCACCACGACTTCGTGCGCCTCGACGACTGGTGCCACAAGGTCAGCGAACTCGTCGGTGACACCCCCTACCACGTTGGATCATCCACCCAGCGAGACGGTTGGCGCGACGTTGACCTGCGCGTCATCATGGCCGACGACGACTTCGACCGCCAGTACGCCGGGCAGCCCGCCAAGCTCCACTACACCAACCAGGCGATCAGCGCATGGGGCCGCGAGCAGACCGGACTACCGATCGACTTTCAGATCCAGCGCCGCAGCCTTGCCACCGCCGAGTACGGCGGCCACTTCCGCAACCCGATGGGCCTGCGGACTTCGGCGAGCTACGTGACCTGCTAGGCCGCCCGGCAGGTAACCAGCCCACCGCCTGCCGGGCATCACCGCAACGAGATCCCCCCGTCACCCTCACCCGGTGACGGGGGGATCTTCGCGTTCAGGCCCTGGTCGCGAGCCAGTTGGCGACCGCAACCCGATCCCACACCGGCGAGTTCCCGATCATCCGCAGCGGCTCGGGCAGCCCGTCGATGCTGCGATGCCGGATCGGCTAGCGGACCGCTACACCGATGTCAAGCGGAATGTTAACAATTCAGCCGACAGCGTCGGCGACCAGCTCGGCCCGCCGCCGATACCCCGACCCCGACAGATGCACACCATCACCAGCCCACCCACCAGCCACCGCCATCAGCGGCCACCGCTCGCCAGCGCCAGCC